AAAGATAAAAAAAGAGCTTGGGGTTTCCAAGCTCTTCTTGAGATTTAATTTCAATTTCACATTTTGGATGTATCAAAAGCTAACATATAATTACCTGTATTTTTATTTAATTGTGAATATAAATATATGAAAAGAGATTGAAGCTATCAAACTTGTCTATCCCCTTTATGTTTATCAATTCTATCTAAAATTTCATTTAATACTGAAGCTTTAATATAACCCGCCATTGAAGCATTCTTTAATATAGATATAATCTGGAATGTCATAAAGGGAGCTAAAATAACTTCGCTTAACCATGAAGTCCCTTGGATGCCTCTTTCCATTATTAATATAACTGTTAATATACTTATCCAAACAAATGTATTTCTTATTACTTTTAGAGCTTTGCGAGTTTGAAATCCTTCTCGTTTAGAGCCCGCAATCATTCCAAATACCCCATCTAAAAACATTACACTAATTACTGCCATATATTGTTCAGTATTAGTTGCTGTGAGGTCTAAAAAATAAGTTAATAAAAACGAAAATACAGTTGTAGTAGATAAAATAATCAATATAGGGCTTAATTTAAACATAGATAAGAGTTTGGTTACTCATACATATGTCAAAATTAAGCTAAAGACCTATATTTATTAAAAAAGGTAATTTATATCCACAAAAAGCTCCTAAAGCCGAAGGTACGGGGAATACTATCAATTTTCCTAGATCAGTTACATATTTAGGTCTATTTATAATTTTTCCTGTAAAAGAATAGTACATTAGATATCCTATAAGAACTCCTAGATCTATTTTATTAGATATAAAAACTACTAATATAGCTCCTAGAAATCCAAATATAAAATTATCTCTAACTCCTTCCCAAATTTCGAATGGGGTTGCATTTTTATAATCAATTACTATTTGTTTAATTACTCTTTTCTTAACCATTTAGAAAATTCTTTTCTGATACTATATCTTCTGCAATAGATTTAACTAAATTCAATTCAGCTCTCCCTTTATAAGATTTATTAAATAAACCCACCATATTACCTACAAGTGCAGGTCCTTTTAAATTGCTCTTTTTTAAATTAGAATAATAAACTGTAAGAATATCTAGAATTTCTTTAAAGGAAAATTGAACAGGTTGATAATTTGAAATAATTTTTAATTCTTGAAGTTCCTTTTCAACTAAATCTAAACGATTTGCTTTAGTATAAATTTCAATAGATTCTTTTCTTTGTTTAATAAGTTTAGATACAACATCATAAACATCATTATCCTCTAAATTAACTCCTTTTTTAGTTTTTTCAACTTCAGTTAATTTAGATTTAAGAAAACTTAAAGCACGCTTAGCACTTTCATTTTTTTCTTTCAAAGCCTTTACAAAATCATTTTGAATTTGTGTTACAATTGTATTCATTTTATTTTTCTTTATATGTTAAGATAAGAAAAGAGCTTGGGATTTCCAAGCTCTTCTTGAGATTTAGGTTTTATTTAGATAGGTTTTAAATAATTTTCAACATGTCCTTTTGAATAATATGCATAATAATATCCTTTAATGCATTTTTCACCATCTTCATTAATAAATGTTTCAAGATTTAAATCTTTAACAATTTTATCAGGATTAAAACCATAATATTTTAAATGTGAAAATAATACATATAAATTTCCACCTTCAGTTAAAAATTGATAATCACCATCTTTATCAATTCCGATAAAAATATATTCCCTAGATGATTTATTCGGATTTTTGTACTTACCGTACAATTTTAAATCTTCAACTTTCGTTCCCTTTAAGTTTGAAGATAGTTCTTTTTCGATTTCCTCTCGGATGATTTGTTTTAATTCGTGTAATTTCATATTATTTTTTCGTTTATGTATAAATATGTTATTATTTTGAAAGAATCGCTTCGGCAATTATAATTAACAAGAGGTTCTGGTGATAGGTATTTTATTATTGATTTATATTAATATGTAGTTTCATAAAGAGAATTCTTGATTTGTCTTTGAATTGGATATAATAAAGTTATTAAAATTTAAAGACTTGGCTATTTCTATATCACGTTCTGATGGATCTATTAAGGTAATGTTTTCAATATATTTATTTAAAGGAAAACATTGATTAGTGTATATTCTTTCTTCATTTTCGTCTGCGCTATAATATTTTTTTCCTTTTTTTATAACTTTTGGTGTTTTACTCCATTTAGAAGAAGAATCATTGCTTGAAAAAGCACTATCTCTAACTGGCTCAATTGAAAAATTATTTGATATCTTATCACCATTTAATTTAATCCTACAAACACAACCTGAATCATTAAAGTTGATTCCTGTTCTTAAATTAAATATTTGGGCTACTTTATTAAAATTTTTATTTCTAGTAAATGAAATATAATATTTCTTTGGGCTAAATATTTTTTCTTCCCCTGAGGATTTTATGTCTCTTAGGCAATCATTTTGAAGAATATAAGGAAGATTTTTCATAGTAGTAAAATGGTATAGATCTCCTACTTGTTTAGCTTCATTAATAATATTTAATATATCTATAAGTTTAATCATACTGATAAATATATTATTTTGAAAGAATCGCTTCAGCAATATAGATCCCATGAGCACCTGATACTGTTATACCTCTTGCGGATAAAGCATCTCCAGCAAAGTGAACATTGTTATAATCTATAAGACTTAGGTCACCATAATTAACAAGAGGTTCTGGTGATAAATATTTTACTTCAGGTATATACATTCCCCAATCATCACCAAAATTAAACACTTTGTTCATTTGGTCAATGAAATTAAGAATGTAATCAGCATATTCACCCATTGCTTCTTTAAAAATATCTAATGAATCTACCTTAAGAGCTAATACCCATTCATTTTCAGAAGTTTTACTCACCATTTTATTTTTATCTGGTGAGTAAAATATTCCAGTACTACCTTTAGAAGAAGCTCCACCTTGACATTTCTTAACTACCTCTCTTGACCATTCAAATGGATCTTCAATACCTTTAATTTCCATTAGAATACCAAAATTAGTCATATCATTTCTAAATTCTTCACCTTTTTTAGCATGACCATTATAAGTAATGTCTCCATAAGTTTCCTCTACTGCTACATAAGCTGCATTATTGTTAGTACAAAAAGATCTAAGTGAAACATTATCAAACTTTTGATACAACTTGAAATCATAACTAATGTCAATAAGTTTCTGAAAGTATTTTTGTGGGCTTTCAAATCTCACCCCAATCTGCACAGCGCGAGCTTCAGTTGGTAATTGTTTTTCTCTTACTATTTTTTGAGTTAAATCCATACCAGCTTTGCCCGTACCATAAATTAAAGTATCAAATTTTATTTTTTTCATATTAATTGTTTTTATATTAATGATAACACAATTCTGTTTTCTTTTTTAAATGGTTCTCCATTTATAATCATCTCATCATTTTCATTTCTTTCTGTATTAACTGTACAATACATCCATCTTAATCCTTGCAATTCACTTACTACTTTTGATATTTTACACCACTTAGGTTTAAACATATCACTGGCTGTATCAATATCGTCTAATAGTTTGAACATTTTCTCAATAATGTGAATTAGAGTTGTTATATTTATACCCTTTCTTTGTGTTATATCAATAGCATATGTATCTTCAATCATTTTAACTAAATCATCATCAATAATATGGGCTTCTTTTGATTTATTAAGACAATATTTTACATAATTTTTATTACCTTCTATACCTTCATACCCTTCAAGAATATCTTCGATAGAAGATAATACATCTCTTAATTTGTTTGCTGCATATAACATTTCATGTTTATTATTCATTTATTTTCCAGTTTTTGTATGTTTTTGCTTTGTTTGTTATTAAATTATATATTCCTTTATATCTTAAATTATATTTCTTTTGAAAATCATATCTAATACCTTTAAATTCTTCATTAGTATTTATATTAATAAAGGAGTAAACATTGTTATCTACAAATTTATATTTTCCTTCTTCAGTATGTTTTGAACGCCCTTTCATTTTGTTGCTTAAATGTAATTTAAGTTCTTCGCTGCATTTAAATCCTTCAGGACGACCAATTTTAATACCTTGTTGTTTATTATGTTTTAATCCTTTATCTTTTCTAACTTTAGTTCTATTTTGTTTTACACCTGTTTTTTTAGATCTAATTTTTTCAATAGTTTCATCAGAATGTTTATCTAAACCACCACCTCCTTCATTTTGATTAATTAAATTGAATCCCCATTGTTTAAATTGTTGAATCCAATAATTTTCCCAAAATTTCCATATTTTTTTATTATCTTCTGTTTCATCTATTAAATTAAAATTGATGTCTTCTCCAAATTCTCTTTTCCAATCATACTCTCTACGTTTAGGATTTTTTGTTTTACCGACATAAAAGACATTATTATCCTTTTCTAAAAAATAAATATAGATTCTAGTTTGTTTTAAATTCGATTTCATTAGTATTAAAGTTTATATCTATGACTTCTGTATTCCATATGAAGTTCACTCCCTTCGATAATAAATATTCGTACCACTTGCAAGCGATGAGATGAAGATAATTAGATCCTATATGCCATACAGGAAACAAACGTAAACCAAAGTATGGTTTAATGAAATCTGGTTCTTCCACCGGGTTTGAGCAGAATATTTCTTCTGGTTTGGGGTGAAAGCGTCTAAAGTTAGTAATAACTTGATCCATTAATTCCATTGCTTTTTCTTCACCGCAATATTTTGACAACTGACCTCCGATTGCTGTATGGTATGTTAATTTACCATCACTCCAACCACCCGCACCTAACATACCTGTCATAACTTCTTCTGGTTTTCTTTCAAAAGGATCATTTCCCATATCAATTACGGTGATAAGTTCTCCAGGGTAACCATTATCTACAAGTTTAGTAACAGCATTGATTCCTGCTACCCCTGCTCCTATTACTACAATTTTTTTATCGTATTTTCCCATTTTATTATAAATATTTATATATGTTAAAGATAAGAAAAGAGCTTGGGATTGCCAAGCTCTTCTTGAGATTTAGGTTTAGTTTATAGAGGTTTAAAATAAAGTTCGATATCTTCTTTTGAATAAACAAACCATTCAAACTCTTTAATATATTTATTACCCTTTCTATCAAAAAATATTTCAAGATTTGAATCTTTAACAATTTTATCAGGATCAAAACCATAACGTTTTAATAAATAAAATGGTATAGTATTTTAATTAAATCTTTATATCTAGGAAATTTTAGGATAACCTTCTGAGCTCCATCCAGCAATTATTGAAGGTTTAGGCTCTTTTTTGAATTGCACTTTAGTATTCTGACCTTTCATAAGCTCAATGACTTCAAACTCACCATATTTCTTATGCATATATCTCTCTCCTACTTGAAAATTTGGGTATTTTTCTTCATTAAGGACTTTGGTTATTTCCTCTCTAATGATTTGTTTTAATTCTGATTTTTTCATGTCTTAGTCTAAATTACTAATTTCTAAATAAACACCACCCCAATCATGATTAACCTTTGCGAAAAAAACTTCATATTTTTTATCATGAGGATTTTGTACTAAAATTTCATATTGGCCTTTAGGATATCTTTTCAAAGTTAATGGAGAAACATTATGGTTAAATCCTGTAGCTGTTCTAGTTACTATTATACGTCCTGTAGATTTTAATTTATCATATTCAGATTTTGAAATTTGAATTTTAGGCATAGATTGAGATGTATTAATCTCTCCTGCATTTTCATTTAGAGAATTTTGAATTTCTTCTCTAATGATTTGTTTTAGTTCTTGTAGTTTCATTATTTCAGTATTATTTTAACAGTCATAAATATATGAAAGGGTTTAGAGAATACCAAACCCTTTCTTTTTTTTTATTATAAATATTACCCATAGAGATTAAGATCGCCTAACTCTCACATGACACACATTCACTTAATCTTTGTAAATTATCTCCTCTTAATACTGATTCTGTTCTCATGTAGTAAAGAGTTTTAATTCCTAATTTCCAAGCTTCTTTATGTACTTCTGAAATAAATTTAGGAGGATCATTAGGATCAAAATTTAAATTTAATGATACTGCTTGATCTATCCATTGATATACAGCTGCGGTTTGTTGAACTATACCTAATTGATTAATTTCTTTAAATGTTAAGAATATTTCTTTTTCTTCAGGAGAAAGAATATAATCTGGTAATCCTAGAACTGAACCTTTATCTTCTAAAATTTGTTCCCAAACTGAGGGGGTATTATATCCTTTTCTTTCTAAAAGTTCTTCTAATTGTTTATTCTTTTTAATAAAAGTACCTTTAGCTGTTTTTAAATTATACACATTAGCAGGGATAGGTTCAATTGAAGGGGATACTCCTCCGGAAATATGGGCATTTGATACTGTGGGAGCAATAGCTATATGGTGACTATGTCTAAGACCTGTACCTTTACACCATTCAGGTTCACCATATTCTAGGGCCTGGTCTTGAGAGGCTTTAATAGCTTCATCATATATAAATTTAGAGATTTGTTTACGTAAAGCTGTTGAAGCAATACTATTAAATGGTAAACCTTTAGATTGTAATAATGTATGCCATCCTAAAGCTCCAATACCTATAGCTCTACCTTTAATAGCTGATCTAACAGTATTATCCATGAATTTCATATTTTTAGCTCTATCAATAAATTCTTGAATAACTCCTTCCAAAAACCAACAAGTTAATTCAGGTAAAGTCATACCGTTATTAAATTTATAATCTTTCCATTCATCCCATCTAGCGTAATTTAGAGATGATAAGCAGCATACAAATGAATGAAGAGGGTCAGTATAAAGGGTTATTTCACTACAAATATTACTACTAGAAACATTTAAACCTAATCTTTTATATCCACTAGGGTTAGCTCTATTTACATTATCTTTGAACATAATATAAGGCTCACCTGTTTCAAGACGTGTTTTAAGAATTTCACCCCATAATTTTAAAGCTTTAGGATCTTTATTTTCTACTTTCATCATAAATTCATCATCAATTACTACAGCATGATGTGAATTTAAACATTGTCTATTTACATCTCCCTTAGGTCTTCTAATTTGTATAAATTCTTCAATATCTTTATGATTAACATCAAGGTAAAAAGCAGTTGCTCCTCTACGTACAGAGCCTTGATTTGTTGCTAATGTAGTAGAATCATAAATCTTTAACCAGGGTACAACACCTTCAGATACTCCATTATCTTTAATAGGTTCTCCTCTACCTCTAATTTCACCTACATAAACACCTACCCCACCACCTTGAGATGATAATCTCATTAATTCTGAATTGGCATCAGCTATCCCTTCAATTGAATCATCTACATGGATTGTAAAACAAGATATAGGTAATCCACGTTCAGTACCTAAATTTGATAAAACTGGTGATGCTAAACATAACCAATTTTTTTCCATAGCCTCTAAAAAGAAAGGTTGTAATTCTCTTTTTCTTAATCGTTTAGCTGCAGCTTTTGATACGCGTTTAAAAGCCGCAAATACATTTTCATGAGGCAAAAGATAACCATTTGAAATTATACTTAATGAAATATCATCAGCCCAATGTGGGTAATCTTTACCTTTTATCCAATTTGTTGTATCTACTTTCATATTTTTTTAATTTATTTTTGTTTTCTATTTAGAATAGATTTATTTATTATTCCATAATTCTCATTCTCTATAAACTTTATTTCATAACCCACCCATTTAAAAGGTTTATTACATTTAGGATCTTTTTCAATTTTCCCTTTATTGGTCCATTTTCTTATAGTTAATTCGTTTATTCCATATTTCATTAAATTTTTTATTCCTGAAAATTCTATTTCTTCATTATCAGGAGTTATTAATGTATAAACCCCTTTACTTTTCCCATAATTACCTGCTAAATCTCCAGGACGTTTCTTCCCATACATAGGATGTAAAGGCCCCTCCATAGGTTTTATATATCTATTATAAAATTCTTCATTTGACATATTTTCAATTGTTTTTTTTAAAGATTGACTTCGTTTTTTAAGAGATTCAGGATTAAAATATTTTTCATAATTGTCCTTGAATTTCTCCTTCATTTTTAATTTTGATTCTTCTGAATAATATTGACCATTATTATTTTTTAACATTGTAGCTTTTCTTTTTGCATTAATTTGTTCTACTTTGTTTTTATCTTTATAAATTTCTTTAAGAATCTCACTTCTATTAGACTCATTCGCTCTTTTAACTGCTAATTGTTGTTTTAATATTCTTCCTTCTTCTGTTTGACCACTCATCATTTTATATGCTATTTTATCTTCTATATTATTATATATTCTCCATAAAATATAATGAGCTAAAATATGCTCTCTAAATGTTAAATGTACTAAATTTTGATTAGTATTATCACCTCCCATATAACGGGGAATTATATGATGTTTTTCATAATATGTAGTCTCATTTAATAATCTTACTCTAGATCTTTCAATTAAATTGTAGTATATTTTTTCCCAATAAATCATAATCTTTTATTATAAATATTATGACTTTTTTAAAAAATATCTTTTTGTTTAAAGATCAGACCAATCTGAAGTTGATTTGGAGTAAGAAGAAACCCTTCCAGCAAAGAAATCTTGATGTTCAACACCACTAGTTAAATGTCCAAACCATTCCATTTGTTTAAGTAAATTAGGTTCTATATCATTATACACTCCATTATAGCCTAATTCAATCATTTTTTCATTTGCTCTAGCTTTGATAAAGTTTTTAAGTTGATTTTTATTTAACCCTTCAATATCTCCCATTTCAAATGCTTTATCAATAAAATCAAATTCTAATTGTACTGATAAATTACAAGCTTCAATAACTTTATTTCTTAATTCAGAGGTATTTAATTCAGGTTGTTCTTCTAATAATTTTCTAAATAACCAACATCCTGCTTTAGAATGTAATGATTCATCTCGTACAGACCAAGCTACAATTTGACCTGTTCCTTTCATTAAATTTCTTAATTGAAAACTCATTAATATAGCAAATGAAGAGAATAGATTAACTCCCTCAGTAAAAGCTGAGAATATAGCTAATGATATAGCTCTTTCTTCTAATGTATCCCCAGGAACTTCTATAAGTCTTTCAATTTTTGCTTTAGATGTTTCATCTTCTAAAAATGCTTGAAAATTATCTAAACCTAATTCTTCATTTAATCTTGCATAAGCTTCGGCATGAACACTCTCAAAGTCCGCAAATGCTCTAGCCATAGCTTGGATTTCAGGTTTAGGAAACCAAATTGAAACTTTAGTAGACCAATAATCATTAACATGTACTTCTGTTTGAGCAAATGATTTTAAAATATTTCCTATTAAGTTCTTTTCAGATTCATTTAATTTTAACTTCCAATCATTTAAGTCAGATGCTAAAGGTATTTCATCTGCTAACCAATGTGCTCTATGTTGGTTTTTGAAAAAATCAAACGCTTCTTGATATTCAAAGGGTTTATAAAAAATGCGAGGTTCTGTAATCATAAAATTTTATTTATATGTAGTAAATATTCTATAGTTTTAAATCAGTATCAAAATCCTATTAAGGATTTAAAAAAAATTGTTGTTGTTGTTGCCTTAAATAAGATTTCTCTCTATCTGAAACTTCTCCAGGTTTGGTAGATGGAGTTATACTTTCTAACTCATCATCAGATATTATTTCAAATACTCCCATAGATGTATCAATTTTAGCACCAAAAGTTAAACCATCTCCTCCATATCTATTTTTCATAATATGAAATCTACCAGTTCCATTAACTTTATCTTCACGTTTTCTACTTAGAGACATAGCAAAATCTACAATCATAATTTTATCGTAAGATCCAGCTGCTTTATCTCCTTCAATAATATCATCTTTGGCACCTGCTCTATTAACTTGAGAAACACTCCAAACAGGAATATTTAATTCTCGAGCTAAACCTTTAGTTCCAGTATAAACATCATCAATTTCATGTTTACGTTCAGTTGAACTTCTACGAGATCTTAATAAATCTACATAGTCAATAATAATTAAATCAGGTTTATGCCCTAATTCAATACATTTTTTAATATGAGATTCTATAGTAGATAATGAAGCTTTTCCAGGTGAATATTCTTTAATCACTAAATTACCTTTTAATCCTTCTACTTTAGGTATAACTTTATTTTTATTCTCAATAATATTATTTACAGGAATCCTAGTAAAACATGCATCATATCTTCTCCCTACATAATCTTCTCCTAACTCTAAAGTATAATGATTAACATTATACCCTAACTCAATAGCATGAGCTCCTAAAGCTACTAACGCCCAAGATTTACCACCTCCTGGGTTACCAAATATTAATCCAAAATCACCATTTCCTAAACCTCCTTGTAATAAAATATTAAAATCATTCCATGGAGTAGGTATTACAATTCTATGTTCTTCTCTATATCGGGTTTCAATATCTTTATTATACTCATGGCCCATATTTTTATCTTGTCCTGCTCTTAAAGCAGATTCAATAGTTAATTTAATAGAATCATAATCATTTACTTGAAGTAAATCTACAGAATTTAAAAGAGCTTTTTTCAGAATTTGATTTTTACAAAATGAAGAAAATTCTTCTTCAACATATTCTAAATCATCAGATTCTTTATAAGCTTCCCTTAATTGTTCTTTTACTGAAATTTGTAATACTTCATTTTGTATTTTCTTTAATTCTACTTTTAATACCTCAAGTGTAGGAGTAGTATGATATTTATTATAATATTTTATAATTTCTTTAACTATCCATTTATGAGCTTGGTTATTAAAATATTCATCACTAATTATATCATGAATATTTGTTAAAAATTTCTTACTGTTAAGTAAAGCAGCTATCACCTTCAATTGGAATGAAGGTCCATATTGATCTATATTTTGTAAAGTCACAACTTATTATTTTTTATTTATTTTTCTATATCTAAAATATCCTTGAATGTATTTTCAATCCAATATTCTATATTTTTTATAGCATTTCTCAACCCATCCATCTCATAATATTCTAAAAATTGAGGTATATCTAAGGAGGGAGTATTATCTAAAATTAACTCATCTAAATCTTTTTTCCCATTATCATCAATCATAGGATTATGTAAATTCATAATTTGAAAGTTTCGTCTTAAATTAGGAATATCAGATAATATTCTAGCATAAATAACATGTTCTTTTAAACGTTCCTCACTTATTCTAAGTATATCATCTAATGTTAAAATCTGAGTTTTAATTTCAGGAAATCTTTTAATTAAAGCTTTCTCACCCATACCTTTAATACCTTTGATTTTATCTGAATTATCACCTAATAATACTTTATATAAGATAAAATTTTCTGAGGGAATGCCAAACTTATCTATTACAGTTTCTGAATTATAAAAATCCTTTTCTGAAGGTCTATAAACTGAAATATTAGAATTTACTAATTGGATAAAATCCTTATCATTAGAAACTATAAATACTTTTGAATTATATTCATTAGATAATTTCGTGGAAATATATGATATTACATCATCAGCTTCTGACCTATCCAAGGCTATGGTTTTAATAGGTAGGCATTTTAGATAGTGAATTAAACGGGTAATTTGGTCAATTTGAGAGTTATGTTCATCTTCTAAATTTTCAAAAATATCCCAATTTGTAATCCTACTAATATGTCTATTTTCTTTATATTCAGGAAGTAGGTTCTTCCTATTTACAGTAGAACCTACTCCATCGAATATTACATAAACAGAGGTAGGATGAATAGTTTTAATTAAAGCTCCTAATGATCTCAAAAATCCACTTAACCCCCCAATATGAGTTCCTTCATTATTTATAAATTTAACTACAGCAAAGTTTCTAAAAAACATATTTAAACCATCAATAACAAGAACTCTATCATGTCTATCGACCTTAATATTATCATGTTCTTTAATATTATCTAACATATTAAGGAGGTTAAGTTTATTCATATTTAATCATTATTTAAATTATCAAAAATTTCAGCTAATCCAACTTTAGAATCTTCTTCCCACTCACTACGATCTTCTATAATTTCAATATCATCCCCACCTCCTTCTTCAAACCAAGTATTACTATATTGTTTTTTATACTTAGCAATAGAATTATCAGTATTTTCAATAAAACCATGTGGGGTAACTACAACTGTAGAAGCACATGTAACACCAATCCCTGTATGTATTTTATCTACAGCTATTTTAGTTATTTTAGCAAATTCTACATTTCGTTTGTTTTTGATAGCTTTTAATTTTGAGGTACCGCTATTAGTAATATTTCCAAATGTAATAACTAAAGAGGCATCCCAATACATAGTATCTCCAGTTTTATTAGTCATTTTAGGACGACCCATAGGACTTTCAGGAGATTGTACCCCTACTTTATTGATAGCTAACATAGTATTAGTGTAAGGATAATCAGCTTTACGAGTCATAGCGAATTTTTGGTTAACAAAATTACCAAATTGAATTGCCATTGCACCTGCATTCCATTGAGCATTATTATTCTTAGCATCTATACTTAATTGGCAAGGAATAGAACCTACTGAATCCCATAAAAATAATAGATCATAAGGTAAATTTCCTTTCTTTTGTTCGTCAAATAAATCTAAAATAAAAGCAGCCACATCCTCAATAGAATTTAAACTTGACCTGTCAGCATACAAGAAAAATCCTCCATACTCAATATGATTTGGGTTATCAGGATTTGGTATTCTTTCCAATTCAAACCCCATAGTAGCAGCATGTTCAAAATCCCATTTCATTTCAGTAATGATAAATACTGGAAGTATTCCCATTTTTTGAGCTGCTATAGCACTCTCAATCATTAATGTGGTTTTCCCAGTATCAGATCTTCCTCGGGTCAATATTAAATGACCCATAGGAAGACCTGGAATTTTGATTGCTTCTTTTACAGCGGGGCTAAATGGAATCCATTTTTGTTCTTTAAAATGGACATTTTGATTTAAACCTTTTACAGTTTTAAATTTATCCAAATTAAAATTTTTCTTCAATTCTGAGGCAACTGCCTCAGTTAGGGATTCTTTTTTCTTAGCCATAACTTATTTATAATTAATTTTCGTTTTCCCAAGGTAGATCCTGAGTGTCGTCTTCAAAAACCTCATCAAATTTATCTAATTTAGATTTCTTAACTTTAGAAGAACTAGTATTTAGAGCATAAGGTTTAGTAGGAGTTTCAGGTTCATCATTTTCTTCAACAACTTCTTCAGTATTTTCTTCAGCATTTGGTTCTAGCCAATTTTGAAGTAATTCTTTAATTTTTTCAAAACTCTGTTTATAAGTTTTTTGCATTTCTAAAATATCAGGTTGATCATTTAACCATTTTTCAATTTCAGAAGCATCATTACTTAATGGAGTTGTCTTAGGTTTAATACGAATAGAACATTTTAAACCTTCTCTACCACCAACATCACCTTTAAAAGCTTCTACAGTAAAATCTCTACCTTCATTTATATCGGTATAATCACCATAATCTTCATCATCAGCAATGCCTAATAACTGTAGATAAATTTCTTTACCAAATTCCCATAAACGAACCCCTTTACTTTCCTCACCCCTAACAATTACAGGAGCAAATACTCTCAATTTAGGATCTAATTTTTTAGCAATTCTCCAATTTTCTTTATCTGAAGTTTGTCTTAATTGTTTAGCAAACTCAATAATAGGATCTTTTTCACCCCAATTTGAAAGAGCATACACTGGAAATTTAGAAAATCCATAATGTACGAAAATTTCTTTGAATGGGTTAGATGGGTCATGTTTTGATGGTACAAAACGAATTTGGAATTTACCTTCACTTTTAGGTTTCCATAAATACTTAGAAAAATCTACTTTTTCTTTTTTCTGCCCAGCAGTCTGTAGGGCATTCAATTTGCTTTTAATTGAGTTTAAATCCATAATTTATAATGTTTGTTTAATTTGTTGAATTCTTTCTTCTGTTGAGCCTTTTAATTTTACTAACTTTTTAGGGGGATATTCTAATAATAATTCTTGGATAACCCAATCTATCTTATCCCTATATTCACTGTCAGTTTCTCGGACTCCATTATTTTCAATGATTGTTCCTTCAGGATCTATATAAAATATAATATCATATTCATCTTTTAATAACATAAATGACTTAACTAATTTCACTCTATCATCAAACGGAATTGTTTTAGATGATAAGGTAAAGGCACATACATCCCAAATACTACGATCTGTTATAATATCGGGATTCATCAACTCTGTAGATCTTTCAGCAGCAAAAACTAATTGTCCTTTAACTGTAGAATCGGTATTTAAAGGAATACCTAAATCTCTTAAATATCTACTACGTTCTGTAAAAAATTTATAATTTTCAAATTCTGGGAGTTCTTGTAATGCTTTTACAAGTGTAGTTTTTCCCACTGAAACTGTTCCAGTTAATCCTATACGCATATTTAACTTCTTGATTTAGTTGAGCTTGATTTGTACCATGGTAAACCTTCTCTATTTTTTAATGCAGCTTTCCATTCTTTCAATGAAAGTTCATTACCATATAAATAATATGAACCTTTTGTTTTAGAATTTTCATCAATAGGTGTTACAGCAGGTCCATCCCAATTGTGAAGTTTCCATTGATTGTCAATTTTAATAAGACGCATTAAAGAACCGTTAGAGGTAATTGTTTTTTCTTCGTACAACTTTTGTCCCATTTTTATTTTCTTTATAATCTAAAGATAATAACAAAATATGACTAAGCCAAACTATCTATATAAAAAAGAAAATCCTTAAAAACATCCCCTTGTTCAGTATCTTTCTGAGATTCAGTTAAAAGTCTGGAATGTATATTATTATCACTTTCAGTGATTAAAACCTTAAATTTGTTAAGAGTAGCCTCACATAACATATTATAACGAACATCATCTGAATAATCATCAATGTCATTTAAAAATAAATGAATAAATTCATTTAATTGTTTTTGGGTAATATTTTCTAATTGTTTCATTTATAAGATTTTTAATATTAATTTTTAATTCGTTAATTTTTGCTTCTATTTTACTATTAAGCCATTTCAAACGTTCACCAAATTTTTTATTATTAAGGGGGTTTTCTATATTTTTTAAAGATTTAGTTAAAGGCTTCATGTATTCACTCCCTGTTAAGAATATAAAATTATCTTTTTCTGGATTTAAGCCTACTTTTTTAATCTGTGATAATACGGTTTCACCCCATTTTTCTTTTTCATCAGATTTCATGTCTTTTAAAGTTAAATCATATGGAGACAAAACTTTATCCATAGGAACTAAATGATGTTTAGCTGATAGGATAAACATTTTATCTGGTTTTAAACTTTTACCATACTCTAAAGTTTTTTGGAACATTGGAGAAGCTGAATATAGATCCTTTGCGGGTGATGGTTTATCCAATTTTGATTTAGTGCAACTTAGAAATATTACTTTAGACATGATATATGTTATAAATATGTTACAATTCAATAATCTTATAAAGATTGGTCTTAAGTATTCTTAAATCATTTTGATTAGTTAACATTAAAGTATTCTTATAATGAGACCAATTAATTTTATAATTTACATCTACTACTCCTTGATTCAATCTTTTAATTAATTCATTTAAGGCGTTTATTGTATATAATGTATTTGATTCTTTTTTTCTATGAATAAGAATAGTGTTTTGAGGTATATAATCTAAATTAGATTCCTCAATATTATAAGTAATAGCAA